GCTTATCGTTATGGCCTATCACCTTTACTGTCTGATATCAATGGAGCTACTGAGCATCTTGCTCAGGCGATTCATGGACTTCGGCCAAGAAAAGTAGTAGGGAAGGCTAAAAAGGTTATTGATTCAACTAGCTCTTGGTCTCCGAATGCTATGGATTTCTTTTTCCAAGCTCAGGATATTACAGAACATGTTGAAATTACCATAAAGTACACTGTACGATATGATATTATTAACCCTTTAGTCTCAAATCTGTCTCGGTTAGGCTTCACTAGCCCGACCAACGTCGCCTGGGAATTGACGCCATTCTCCTTCGTTCTCGATTGGTTTTTACCTATCGGAAACTTCTTAGGTAGCTTGTCGGCAACCGACGGTGCGACTTTAAAAGAGGTAGTTAAGACTGTTGTGATAAAAACCACTCGGTCTTTAGTACTTCGATTTGCACCCCCCTTAACACTGGGGCCTGGTGACAGTGGTTACTGGTCATTTGAAGATGAGAAATCTGTTACGTTTTCGTGTTCTCAGGTTGAGGTTACTCGGACCGTTTTAGATCCTAGTACGCTTCCACCTTTGCCACTTCCACGTTTCAAAAATCCTTTCTCATTTGGCCACGTAGCTAATGCCATTGCTTTGATCCAACAGATGGTAGGGTCGAGTAAATAATCTTCGATTATTCTCTCTCTGCTATGTTGGAGAAAACTTAGAAGGATCTAAACATGACTGCTTTCGCAGCTGTAACGCTGGTCGACGGTGCCTGGGTCGAGTCGGGATCTCCCGAACCGGACTATGGTGGCGTCTTCCAGCCAAGTGTAATCGACCCTCAAGGTGTCGCAAAGCTTTTTGAAGCAGACGTCTCGCTTGATGCAAGACGTGGAATTTCACTAAGCGTGCGCCTCCCCAAGGTCGGTGGCTCCGTTGCAAGGGTTACAGCAAAAGTCGTAATCCCTTTGATGGACAGCCTAACACCACCCAATAAAATTGGGGAAGTGATAGGTTCGGTAGAGTTCGTCATCCCGAAGAGGGCTGATGGTCTCCAACGGACGGCTTGTTTACGCTTACTTCAGGCATATCTTGCTGATGCGAGCGTCCAGGCTGCTGTCGAACAGCTCCAAGCGGTTTACTAGTGGCTAAGTCTTTCGTCACTAGGAATCGCTCGAGGAGAGCTACAGATAATCATATTGAGTTATCGCTTGAGGAGATTGAAAAGCTTCGTGCTCTTCTTCCTCCAACAGTTGCTAACACTTTAGATAAATCTGTTTTGCTCCGTCAAGAACGACCGTCTGGCATGGTTCCAATTTCGACACTTGCGCGCATTCTTGATGCGTTGCCGGCGCCGTTAAAGGATCATACCTTATGGTCTATCCTCAGAGCTGCAGTGGGTAACTAGTTTAGAACAAACTAGCTATCCCCCTTTAATCTTTAGATAAAGGAAGGTTTTACGTCATGAGATGTAATCAAGCAACTTCGAAGTTGATACTGTCATACCTATCCTCGCTAAACACTCCTCGATCATTAACAGTTTGGCTAATGTTCAAGTTTAATGAACACGACGCCTTAGCTGCTCTTGATATTAGTCCGGCTTTATACCTGGACCCTGAGAGTTTTCGCCTTGATTATTTAGCTACTAAATTTCTTTCAAAGTCTGATTTTTTATCAACTTCTGTTGATAAGAAGGTTCAAGCTTTGTCAGATTTTAAGCAAGCTGAATTATCTTGCAGGCTAACCAATCTTGATAATCTCTCAAACAAATGCAAACAAAGCAAATGTTTCGAATGGGTGCATTCTGCAACCGTTCGTAAAATTGAGAAAATATTAGTTGGTTTCTCCGGAGATGAGATATTCGACAGTGCCAATTGGGGCCCTGGTGTTACTCTTAATGAAAATGTTAAGCGTGATACCAGTTCAACCAATAAGTTCCGTTATGAAAACGGAATAACGCGAGACCTACATGATTTTATAGGCGATCTTCTCGCAGTCGCTTATCCCAACTGGAATATCGAGAAATTCGATTTTCAAATTGGAAATAAAATTGTGACTGTGCCTAAGAATTCCAAGACTGATCGTACCATTGCTATTGAGCCAGGGTTAAATCTCTGGTTTCAAAAGGGCTTTGGCACAATGATCCGTCGAAGGCTTTCTCGGGCTGGAGTTGATCTTAATTCGCAAGTTAGAAACCAGCATCTAGCTTATTTATCCAGTAAATCTGGTAAGTTAGCTACTGTTGATTTCTCTCAGGCGAGTGATTCAATCAGTCGGTCAACGGTTCGGCATTTGCTGCCTTACTATTGGCACTTCTGTATGGATCTATTAAGGTCAAAATTCGGTTCCATTGAAGGCGTTCAGTTTGAATATGAGAAGTTTTCCAGTATGGGAAACGGCTTCACTTTCGAACTGGAGTCACTGATTTTCTATTCTATCGCTGTAAGTGTTTGCAATTACTTACAAATCGATACAACGGATGTCAGTGTGTACGGGGATGATGTTGTTATTCCCGTGCAGGCTTTCAATCTATTTCTTGAAATTTGTGAGATTTATGGCTTCCGCGTTAATAAAGAGAAGAGTTTTTCTTCTGGATATTTTCGCGAGAGTTGTGGATCTCATTTTTTCAAGGGAGTAGACTGCAAACCTTACTATTTGCGAAAAGTAGTCAAAGGAGATTTGGATATATACCTTGCCGCTAACTCGATTCGTCGACTTGCTCACAATAGCCATGT